GTTCCAATCTTTATCCCAGTCGGGATGATTGTCTCTCCAATCTTCGTATTCAGCAAGAGTCATTGATAACTCTTTCATTTCGCCTGTTTTTAGGTTTTTAACTGGGTAAATTGTCATTATGTTGTCCAATCTAGTGCTTCTGATACAGTAGGGAACTGTTCAATGAACACCCTACGACATGCCTCAGCAATGTCCATGTGTTCTTTCTGAGTCCCGTGAGCACTTCTTAAATTTATATAGTGAACCCACGATCTACATGATCCCGTCATATAGAGTTTGGTTGGAGTTGCTAACGGGAGTACAAATCTAGCACACTCTTTAGCTACACCTGACCGAATAAGTTCATTATATAAGTCTATTCCCTCAGCAAAATACTTTGCTATTACCTTTTGTAATCTATCTGTTTCCTCTACTGGAATGTCATCAATACTGTTCTGTCTGTTCTTATCGTCCTGTCTTCTCAAGTCTGGTATGGGTATTTGTCCCAATAGATTAGTGTTAGCATAACGCTGACTAAACTCTTGGAATGTAAATGACCTATGTCTTAATATTTGTGCTGCGAGACCTCTAGTAGTAGATATCTCTAGTGTCATACTTGCTTGCTCGAATACTGACCAGTGTTCATGCTGTATACAGTATTTAAGTAACCCTGCCACTTTAGGGTTTTCTTGGTTATTGGGGTTAGATACTCTTGCGATGTACCCCAT